AGCGATAGTGCTTATTGCTCCTTGAAAAAGTTTTTTAGGAATCCTATCTCCCTTAGCCATTTATATCATCCCTCCCATTGTAATCGTATTAGCCACGCTTAATCGGTATTGCACATAATCCGCCTGATGTATAGCAAGGGCGGCGGCTGTGTTGTCTGCCGTGGTACCTTGGGCAACGGTCGCGGCTCCTACATCAGCAGGGCTTAAAGTTACGGCCCCGGTCTCTCCGTTGACACTGGTTACTGGCACATCTACCCCCGGGACACTTATGACCCCGTTTATATCAACATCAATCCCTGAGCCAATCGTTACTACCCCTGGACTACTGGCGCTTGCCGGTCCGGTTACTGCATCGATCTTATCCCAGTTTTCATTCAACATCGTTTCAATGTTAAAGGTGTCTGCCCCATCCGTTGCGGGATCCTTTTTCAGTAGACCAAGATTTGTTGTTTCGCTTGACATTTATGCACCTCCAGCGAACTTATCTAATGTAGTTAATTGCAGATCATCTATGGTCATTATCTGGTCAATATCGCTAATCAAAAGGAATGAAAATAAATAATCCAGCAATAAATATGCTGGTTTGATTTGCTCGACCGCAACTCCTAGGTCATCAATGTTCGGCGGAATACCTAAGACGCTGTTGAATTTTACATGGATTGTTCCGTCGAATGTTACCGAAACATCGCCATTGGTAAAGGCATCACAGACCGTTTTTATCAAGGCAGCATCTAACTTACCTGTTCCTCGCCACTTTGATTTTATGACACTCCGCCGGTAATCCAGAGCCTTGGTGTAATCCGTTGCTATTCCTAATTCTTTCTCGTATTTATCCAAGGCCCAGGTAGCTGTATCGACGTTGAATTGAGCATTTAGATCCGCAATATTAACATCTATGCCGTCTAACTCTTGACCTCCGGCATTAAATATCTCTGTAAAAAGCTGAGTAGCGCTTAGAAACGAAGGAAGGTAGCTCTTTAGGTTATCGCTACGCAATGGTTACCACCCCCAAAACAGGGGCTTCAGTTAAGGTTGACGTATAACTTAGCGCAATATTTGCGGTACCCGTATTTACCGTTAAGTCTGTATAGTCCAATACTCCAGCGCTGGACAACACTGCGGCTCCGATCTTGGCATAACTTACAGCACTTTCCACGAATGCAATAGACTTAAAATAGGCTACTAAGCTAGCTTCGACGTTAGTTTGCCGTTGCTCATCAGTATAATTGGTGTCTTTCGTTGCCGTAAAACCAACAGTAATAATTTTTTCTGCTGCACCCTCTACTGTGGTAAACGCCCCATATGGCGCTGCTCCATATCCCTGCCCCCACCCATCACCCAATGGGTCCATATATGCCTGTGCCCCATCTACAACTTCAGTGCTAGGAGGTAATTTATTAGCGTCTATGATCACAAGTTTAACCGTGTTATTACCGTCCCAAGTCGGGTAAACCTTGACATCGCCCACGCCATCGTAATCCTTTATTAGGTTGACAAATTGAGCTATGTTTCCCCCAGTTGCAGGACTTTTAACATAATCATAGTACCTCTGCAAGAGAGATGCGTCACTCTCGGCATCGAAGCCGTCTTGCGTTAGATCCGCATTGGTTACACTTATTAACCCTGCGATTGCGACAGGAAATTGAGTTATCTGATTTGCCGGGACCATACCACTAGCTCCTGCAACGACCGCCTGTACATCAACGTCAGCAGTGGTAATTATCACTTTCTGCTCTAAAGACTTAAACCGGATGCCCCCTGGCGTTTGTACTAAATCACCAATACTAATAGTTCCTGTTCCAGTTATGGTAACGGTTGCAGTTGCGAACGTTGCTTCATTTCTCGTCTTGCCCGTGCGTTGGTAGATCCTAAGTGCTAGTTCATCTCCCGAGAGATTTTCAATGTCGAATTTACTCACTACCGCATCTAAGCTTGTCCCCTGCTGGGCAATCTCAATGCTCGCCGGGGAAAGGGAATCATAAACAAAATTGCCCTCCGACTTATTTAGGTCAGAGGACACGTTGCCCAGCATTCTGTTTAAGATTGTTAAACTACCCTCACTAAACACTAATAATCACATCCCCGTAAACAGTTGTCGCGGTGAAGCTAACGTCAGTCTTGCTGCCGTCAATACTTATCTCGATGCTTTTGATGCCTGTAATATACGCATTAATTAGAAGAGATTCTTTCAGATAGCGCTCAAGCTCAGATCTCAAGGCCCCGGTTGAAAGTCCCGAGTTGACTAATGTTTCTAGTTCATTACCGTACGTTTTGGTATAGGCCCTGTACCTGTTTTTCGGGGTATGAAGGGCTTTCCAAATCCATACCTTGACCGCTTCCTTGCCCGTTACGATGACGTTTTTACCGTCAACAAGCAGGAAGTCATTAAGGTCGTAATCCCATGCATACTCCTTTGCTAAAGGTAATTCTGTCGACGCGGTCACTGTGGCCTGGATAAGAGTGCTTATGGTTACGTTCTCCGACGGGAATATACTCATGGTCTAACCAACCTTGCTAGTACGATATAAATCTGACCGTCCAATGTTGGTATTAGCGCAACAATATCATCTGCCTTGAGTCCATCTGTTAAAGTAAGATCAGCCTCCGGTATGCCGATGCTCGTGATACTTCCCGTTGTTGTCCCACCAGTGGCAGGGGTTGTCGGTATAGTGATCTTTCGCGCATAGCCCGGCAACAGGTCATCAGCAACCAAGAGATTTTCCTTGCCGATCTGCAAGTCTCCCAACTTAATGGTTAACGGATCAGGGGACACGACTATACCGATTTGGACATAAGGGGTGTTAAGCTTTGCCCCTTGCACTTTCATGTGTTCTAGGAGTCTGACGTATGGGTCCCTTGGCACTTGCTATTCCCCCTTGCTGTCCATGGCATTTTTAAAGCTTAAGTTTAGTGACATCGTATATTTCCCGGTACCTACTTCCCATGTATGAGCGTCTCCCTCAATAAACATCACCGCATTTTGCAGAATGTCGATGTAGAATATTTCGGTATTCACCGCGCATCCAGTTCGACAAGCCCAATTACCAACGGATTGGATTGTTACGTCTTGCTGTATGCCAGTTAACATCCCATTAGCTACAACATTACTGTCCTTGTCCTTTTCTTGGACGTAATTGTCTTGGATTAAACCAAACTCATCGATCGAACCATTACTAACTTCACTGACGTAATTATTCTTGTCGTCATAGATTTTGACTTTGTTGATCATACCGTCCATTGTGTCGCGGTAACTGGTGCTTACCATGTTATTTCCTACGCCATCAAGTCGAGACCTCAAGGTATAATCTGCAACGACGTTACCCTTTTCAATGACGCTAAGTTTTACTCCGTCCATGACCTGGATATACTTTTTTCCGGTCGTTTTGCTTGCCTGTGTGTACATCTCCATGATGGCTTCATAACCTGTTTTCTGAGCGATTAGCCTATTAACGGAGATTCCTGTGCTGGCAAGGTCTCCGGTTTCTATTCCGAGTTCGGCGCATATCTTTTGGGTAGCATCTTCCGGAGTGATATTTATAAAATTGTAGGTCACCTTGGATTTCGTGAGATAAATTAAATAGTCGTAGACGACAAATGGTAAATCTTCACTGGAGGAGTTAATATCTCTATTCCAAACTACCCCTCGAAATATTTCCTTGCCATCCAACAGTAGCCAGACCTTTGTGCCTGGTCCGATTTGTGCCCTTGGCTGGTTACGATCCCATATTGGATAGGCAAGCGTGATGTCCAGTTTACGAGCCGCTTGTGCTTTATCACCCGAGTTGCTTATGCTCTTAATAAAATTGGTTATGTCGTATGTGACCCCGTTGTAGAGGCTGTAGAGCTTAATCATGTGATCGCCTTGTACTCTTTAAGGGTTAGACTAAAATACACGTCCCCAGTTCCATCGCGCTCGCCATACTCAAAACTCTCTATAGTGCATTCAGTGTTTATGGCATCTGTAACTAAATATCTGATCGGTTTCCCGCTTGTTATCCATTTTTCAATTAGGCCCGTACACTCTTTGGGTGTCGGAAAGGTTTTGTATTGGCAAAAACTGTAGGCTTGTTTGGGGAAGAATGATTCGATTGTTGGTATCTCTGCCAGTTTGGGCTTGCCTATGAAACTTACTTCTCCGATTCCTTCGACGATAACGGTGCTGTTATTCTGCGAGCGCTTAATGCCGTATTTGGGAGGAGGAACGGGGAGTTGTAATTTTTCAGTGCCTTGGATTAGCCAAAATTCCATTGGTGTTCCCCCCTCTTTTTAACTATTTGAGGCTGCGTCATCGATCTTTAAAAGGATTGCATCTGCGACCTTTCCTATATCTGCCTCTTCCCTTATGGTGGTACCGTACATATTGACAACTACACCGCCTGTTTTACTACTTCTTGGAGTTGATCCACTGCCGCCACCGCCATTATAAGGATTATCGCTGGCGGGTTGTATTCGATTACTACCTCTACTAATTTTTTCGATATATCCGTCGAAAGGGGGAGGTGATGACACGTAGCTTGATACCTCATTGTTAGGTATTATCTGGCTACCTCCCGGTAGATTGAGTATCTCGGGCCCCTCTTCGCCGACCCATGTAAGACCTCCGCGAAAGTTATCCGTTCCACCGGCATTGTTATCAATACCCCTCATAGCATCAAAGCTACTACGTTTTTCAGTTGTTGTTTGCTCGATAGCAATCTTGGCGATTAGAGGTGTGTCCCCGAATCCTGGGATATGCCTTATTGCTTCGATTAAACCATTAATTACGCCAATGGCTCCGTTGACGCCAGTCTTAAATCCATTTTCGATTGCTGTCCCTACATCGGCAACCTTTTCTTTTATTGTGTCCCAATTTTTATACAACAGAACTCCTGCGGCCACCAGTCCGACTATCAGCAAAATTACTGCACCGATTGGATTGGCGCTCATGGCTGCGTTAAGTGCCCATTGTGCTGCTGTGGCTATACCTGTTGCTGCACTTATTGCTCCCACTGCAATTCCGTGGGCAACAAAACTAATTGTAGCGATTCCAATCTTTAGGATCATCCCAGCTATGGATGCCGTTGCCTTAATTCCGGTGGCTGCGTAGGATATGGTCGACGCAATAACTCCCGTTGCCATTCTTACGCCAGCAATGACAGATTCTACGCCCGTGCTTATAATTGACGCAACGAATGAGCCAGCTATTTTGGCGCCGCTCAACACCGCCTCAACTCCCGATGCAATCAAAGCAGGAATAAATAAAACTGTTATAACGCCAGCTGTTACCTCGATGGCTGTTTTGTGATCAGAAAACTCTTTGCCAATCGTCTTCACTGTGTCGGAAACCTTCGTGCCAGCTGAGGATATAGCGTCGAACGCAACTTCAGTTGTTGCCCTGATTTGTGGCATATGATCAGATACTGTTTGGTATATGAAGTTAAATGCAGGTATAATGGTTGCGTTTGCAGTGTCGGAAACTGCACCGAATGCTTCGCTGGCCACATCCATTGCGTAGCTGATCTCGTTTTTTATTACCGGCATGTTCGATGTGATCCATCCAGCGAACGCATTAACCTTAGGCATTACCTTATCGCTTAACGGGAGCAGTATGCCTGTTTCAAGATTCCGTTTTATGCCCGTCATGGCCTCGCCAAAGGTATTGTATTTGACTGCGTTTATTTTTCCGAGGGCATCGGTTGTTTTGCTTATTGCTCCCTTGGTGTTAGCCATGGCTAGTACACCTTCAATGCCTACCTCACCCATCATGTCGCCAAAGATACCTATACCTACTTGATTTCGCTTGACAGGATCTTCTATTGCCGCTACTTTTCCTGCAATTTCTTGAAAAGCTTGCTTGGCTGTTTCTCCACCTTTTGCGACCATGCCAGTATACTTTTCGCTATTCAAGCCAAGCTCTTGCAGTGGTTTTGATAGATCTTCCTCACGCATTTTTCGCCCAAATTCATGAACTACATCCCCGAGTTGGTCAACCGAAAAGACTCCGCCAGCAGCTCCGTTTGCCAACATATTCATAGATTCTTCTGCGCTAAACCCTAATTTGGCAAAATGTGGACCGTATTCCTTCAGCACGTCAAGCAGGTCACCTTGTTTGTTAAGGCCTTTTTGAGCACCTTGCGCGATAAGATTGTACGCCTGATCTGAGTCAATGCCGAAGTTCTTCATCATTACCCCGGCGGTTTCTACAGAACCAGCTACATCCATTTCGAACGCATCTCGCATAACAAACGCGCCCTCGGTCATCTTCTGTAATGCTTCACCAGTTAAATCAGTTTGCTGGGTAACTAGGCCCATCACATTACCTATTTCTGCGAAATTTTCTCCAAAATTGTTGTTGTATATAGCCAACATGGTATCTTTCATACCCGCAATAGCTTCATCTGTTGCTCCGGTTGCCGCCTGAGCCCCGTTCAGTGACTTTTTAAGATCATCACCGAAGTTAAGCGCTAGTCCTCCGACTGCCAATGCCGCCGCCCCTGCAGCTAATCCTATCCCTGCAATCATTCTAGCTGCTTCAGCCGCGTGTACCTTGAATTCCATTGGCCTACCCATGGTTTCCTGAGTCTCTTGAGCGTCCCGCCTAAAGGCTGCCTGTTCCCCGCGCACCCCTCTGAGTGTAGCGCTCATGTTATCGCGCAGCGTCAGGATAGCGCCTATTTCATGGTCTGCCACATCACCACCGCCTCAAAGGAATCGTGGTCACTTGCCGAAATAAACCAAGTGACCACGATTCCATTCTTCTGCTTTTTCCTCATACGCCAGACTCATACTAGCTGAAAGGTAAATCTTTTCTTTTTCAGACAAATTCAAAAGGTAATCCAGAGTGAAACCTTTTTGCAAGTAGTAATGCACAAGGCGCAACTCCGAATTACCTTTTATTAGTTTTTTATGTCTTCAACAACGCTTACGCTCCCTGCATCATAGCCGGAGAATTTAATCATTTCCTTTGCGACATTATCCATTTCCCCAGGGTCCATGATTTCCACCGCAATCTCATACCCGGTTACGCCGTATGCGGCCTGCAACGCGGCATCCTTCAAGTTTGGTTCAGTAACACATTCGTAGACCAAGAAAAGATTTGCATCTTCTTTACTTAAGCAGTTGCTGTCCAGGATGGTAGGTCTACTTGGCTTCATGATGGTTATTGTGGCATCTAATGACTTGATGTACAATTCTTTGGTTTCGTTTTTCAGGCCCTTGATCTTGTCGGCATTGGCTATTAGGTCGCCGATGGTTAGCTTTTTCTTAATTTCCTTAGTTTCCATTGTAATCCCATTCCCTTCTCCTATTTACTGAACGTCAATGGTATCCATAAAGGATGCATCGCTCGGAGTAAACCCAAATTTATATTCCTCTTCCAACTTCTTAGCCTGTTCGAATTGCGTTAAGGTCAATTCATCAAACCAAACATTATCGATTGAAACACGCTCGGATTGATTTCCGACAGTATCGGGATCTTTAATTTTGCTAACTAGCGTACTACGTGGATCTTCGCCCTTTTTCCACGCTTCGAGTAACTTTTTCTTTCCCCTGCCGAATATCTTTTTGATTTTGAATGACCCTTCGCCCTTTAGCCCAACTAACTTAGAGTCCTCGTCCATGCCAATAGTCACAGTTTCCCTGTTAGCAGTTACCTTTGCCTCAAAAGACTCTACCTCGAAAACTAATTCGCCATCCCACCACAACTGTCCCCACGAACCGTTTATCTGTCTATTCCCTCTGATATTTGCCACGCTTCACACCCCCTATACGATTAACATCGAGAAGTCGAGGTCTTCCATGGCGTCAAGGGGACTTCCGCTCGCCTTGAGAAAGACCTTGCTCCCGGTGTTGTATTCTTTGATCTGCGCCGTGGTTAGCTTGCTAGTATCTGTTCCGAGCGACTGGAGGTATAACTCTTGCGCGTCAACGTCGATCTCGGCCAGCGCCGTGAAGTTCGGGTCTAAGACTTCGTCCCCTTGGAGTCCCTTAAGATAAGCGTTGACCGCCGTTAAAAACAGAACCTTGTTGTCATAAAAGTTGTTAATCTTTCCAACATACTCCGATGCAAAGGTGTTCCGAATGTCATCGCGCATAAGATCGATTGCTTCCATGATCTTGATCTTCTTAAACTTGGCACCTTTGGTTACAGTTGTGGTGGTTAGGCTGTTTACGCCTCGACCAATCTTGATATTCTCGCCATCATTGACTAAGATGAGTTTTCCGGCATCAATGTCAACATCCGGCGTGGCTGTTTCGGTGATACTGTCTACTTCAGATAGGATGTAATAGGTTGAGCTTCGGGAGAATGGAAGGCCCGCCTCGATCCCTGCTATCCTGCAACAATACTCTTCAGTCGTGTAGGTTTTAGCGCCAACAACTAAATCATCCGTGGCGAAGTTAATAATGCCTTCGTGGTCTGAGATGCTGTTAGGCAATACAGCTTTAAATGTTTTCTTGTCCGTGTCACGGCGCGCCTTGATCCATGTGGATATCGTGGCTACGTCTGCAGTTTCGATAGCTGGTACGGCCATGTAATTCCACTTCTTATTGATCAGTCTTGCTAAGGCCGCGGTGTAATTCACTGCGTCCGATGCAACCCTTTCGACAATGACCATTACCGGAAGGCCGAGAAACGTCTTTTGGATGTAGTCTAGATTTGCTGCTGTCCAATCGTCTGGATCAACCTGCGACACGTCCGTATAGATTTTAGTATCGAATGTGATAACTGTTGAGTCCTTTAAGATTAAGGAGACAATTCCCCTCGCACTTCGAGCGATTGCTGTTACAGCTAAGGTTTGGAACGCGATATTTATTTCAGGCAATCCCATAATGTTTATTCCCCCTCGAGTTCTAATTCTTGCATGAGCTCAACGGATTCTTCTGTGTAGCCTAAGGTTTCATCGAGCTTGGTTGTCATTACCCACTCGCCGTTTACTTCCACAACGTCAACGTCGTTAGAGAATTCAAGCTCAAATTTAAACTGCAAGACGTTGTCGGCGATTACGTGACGCTTTGATTTCAGGGTGATTACGCGATCACCGATTTTCACAGTGTTGAAGAAAACTTTGTTTAGTTGGTCAAGCATTATTAGGTTAGCGGTGTCGGTTTTTTCTGCCGAAAAGTAGTGGACATTGATAGTTAGAAGCTTTTCTTCGTAATCAATAAAGGCCGTATCACCAACAGGTATTAACTGCACAAAGAAAGCAGGTTTACTGAATCCACTTAATTCCTCGGTAGGGGTTACCCTTACGGAACTTGCTTTAGCTTTCAAGACATCGGATACAGCCTTTTTGATATCAACATAGCCAATCATATCGCTATCTCCTCCAAGGTATGCCTTATAAAGTCTTGGAGTTTGTTGTCAAACTCAGCTTCTTTTTGTATTACCGCATACTCAAGCATGTGATAACCAGGCTGGAATCCATATTCTCCATATTGATTCTTTATCACGTGCCCGTTTTCAAGTAGATGGGATAGCTCGGCATTATTGGTTACCTTCGCCTCAGCAAAACTAGCGGTTACCGTCCTCTTCCCTTTTACAGACACTTTCCAGTGTCCCCTAGTGTATCCCGATTTCTTAGGTGTCCACTTTCTTGCTAAATTTCTAACATCGTTAGCTTGTCTGCGGATAAACTTCTTTGCCTCGGAAGGAAACTTCTTACCAATAACCCTCAAAAGGTCGTTTTCGAATTCTGTTAATCCAGTGATTTCGAAACTACCATTGCTACTCATTATAAACGCCTTCCTCAATGAGAGTGCAGTATAGGTGGGTTTCGATGTTTTGTTCTTTGTAGTTTACAACGTGATCAATGCTGTAGATTTTTCCCTTGTAAACTACACGCATAGTTGTATTGATGTTAATGTTTTTGGAGTACCATATCACAATTTTATAAACGATACTCGACGCGTCTTTCCCAGCTTTCACTTGGTCTTTTACGCTGCTATTGCAGAACTTTGCCCACGGCCTCTTGTAGAGTTGCCATGTCTTGATTTCTTCGCCCGCTTCGTTTACGTTATCTCCGTCTCTAGTATACTTTTGGATCTCAATTCTGTTGCGTAATTCTCCAGGATTCATATGATCACTTCACTTGCGGCCAATACCAGAGCTTTTGCCTGAAGTTTCCCCGTAAGATCTATCATCGTTTTTCTGAATCCATCAATGCTTCCGATCGCACCAGGATTATCAAACCAATTCACCAACAAGACGACTGCCGCCATCTTTGCCGTTGGATCAATCGGATCATCCACCCCCCAATCCTTGCCTGTTGAATCTTTGATGTATTCATCTACACTAGGAAGTAGTATAGGTAATTGAGGGTAGTCGGAGACGACTTCAAGCTTTAGTATATCCGCCGCCTCTTGTAATGTGAGAATGCCCACTTAAATCACCATCCAAAATATTTACTACTTATAACTTTTAAAATCTGGTGAATTATACGATTTTAAAGCTATCGACGACTGATCCATCATTATACAACGTGCGTCCATGTCCTGCCGTTTCTGATATTGGCTATAGATGTATCACTAACGTTAAACGTTTTAGCAATTAGTGTCAGTGCAAAACCTTCCGTTAATAGGGCCCTTATTTCACGAACTTGGTATTTGGTTAATTTTACGTTCGGGTTATTTTCTCCGCGCGTAGTAATACTTAACTTACCCCTTCTATGCGAGGGTTTGCCCATGTGTGACGCAGATAGTTTTGCCTTAGTTTCATCACTATGATGCTTCCCGTAGAATGGGTGATTTTCACCTAAATATCTACCCGCCTTGGCTTCCGATTGCCTTTTCCTAGTTTCATTGGAAATTGTTCTTCCTGTAATCATTAATCGTACCTTGTTGGCAATCTCAGGTCTCTTCATGGCATTGTTTTTTCTTAACTTTGCCATGGTCTCTTCATTGGGACTTTGCCCCTCGCCACCCAATGTTAGATTGTATCCGTAATCTTTTTCTGCGCTGCTGTAATACTCAATCCAAAACTTTTCACGAGTGTCCAAAAGGCTAACATCGTCAATTATTTCTAAGATGTCAAATAAAAATGCTTCTTGTCTATACTTATTCCAAGAAGCTTGAAGGTAGCGATTATGATGCTTTTTGTTATTTAAGCCTTTGACGTGCTCGCTAAGTCTTTCGTGGAAGGTTTTCCTTTTGCCTTTATGCGTTTTGCTTCTCCCTTTTCCAACAGCCCCAATATATACCTTTCCATTAAAAGTATTTTCAATTACATAAATACCAAACAATACTTATCCTTCCTTACACAATCAAATAAATGTCCACTACATTACCAGATAAACTACTGTTCAGGTCGATGGTATTACTCTCGATTGCAGTCGCACTGACTGTTACAGTCGGCTCGGTGGCTTCTCTAACATTATTTAAAAACGTCATTCCCGGTATTACGGTGTTATGCGCCAACTTATACGGCAGGCCAAGCTTGTCATTCCAGCCTACCGATACGGCATCAATCGCGACTCCTGTGGTAGTGTTAGCTGAGGCGGCCGCAGTTGTTACACCTACGCTTGTTCCGTCTGCGAGCGCAATATTTAGCGTGCCATCATTCGCGAGTGGGGTTAGCGCAGTCAGAATAATTTTATCCGTCGCTCCAGAAACGGCAAACAGCGCGATCACTGCGGCATCGGCAGCCAATGCCACTCTAATCTTACCTGCAATAGCAGAGGCATCGTCACCTACTACACCCGCGGTAGTATCATCTGAGGTAGCCGCTGTAGTCAAGCCTGTACATGTGCCGTTGTCAATCGATACGTTCATAGTTGCATCGTTAGCGGTTGCAGCTTTCCTGGTCAATATGATGACTGCATCTGCACCGCCAATGGTGAACCAGGCGGCTATACCTGCGTCAAGGCCCATAGCTGTTTTTATCTTACCTGCCACCTGTGCTGCTGTATCGTTATTAGCTACTGCCACAGCTAAGGTAACAGGAGATCCGGTCATACCTGCAGCAGTGACAACGACCGTCGCGTTACCGGCGCCCGCTACATCAATTGTTCCGGCCACGGTTGCAGTTTCAACTTGGAGGGTTCCGACAACGGGTACCAGTATAGTTTTGGGGCTTCCGGTCATGCCGACTGCGGTTACCACTACGGATGCGTTGCCAGCGACAGTGATTGTACCGGCTACAGTGGCTGTTTCAACTTGGGCAACAGGGGTATGGACTTGGACAGGGAGCGCAACGCTTGTTATGTCTTTGAAGGCCTTTGCGCCTTGTATGGTATTAGTGCCATTTAGGGCAAAAGTCTCAGTTATAGTTTCGGCAGCAAAGTTCTTCCCGGTGATAACCACATTTCCCGTAATGCCAGCGACGTTACCAACAATACTCAATGCCCGAGGTACCGCCGGATCGGTGAGGCCGGTCGTTTTTAACTGCGTGGCAACTCCGAGATTAGTGGTCGCCATAACGCCAGCTGCGCTTGCGGCGACTGCGTCGGTTGCAGCGACTTGGAACTGTGCATGGAAGGCGCGGTCGCATGATACGCCAACGACATCAGTCTTAATCCTTTGTCCAAACTTGTGGTTATATGAATTCATCTAATTACCTCCAAAAATGTCGGGAGAGCCGAAGCCCTCCCATGATAACTATTAGGAATTACTCTCCTTTTATAACGATGATAACCCCGACCGGGTCAAGCAGCTTGCCGTCGTTGATTAGGATAGCCTTATTAACCCATTGGTTGGTTTCATGGTCAAGCCAGCGATACATAGCCATTTGCATATTACTGTTTATGGCGTACTCGTCCAAGTCCACAAATACTGCCACGACATCCCCAGTGGCTGCATTGTCGTAGCTCTTAATAACATCTTCTTCGACCTCAATGACAGTCTTTCCGCCAAAGCGATATGTTGGACCATCAGAAATGCCGTAGTTTGTGCGGCCAATCGGCTGACCGTTAGCATCAGTCATGCTATCAATGTAACCTTCAAAGGTGCCGGCACCCATAAAAATCTCATACGAACGATATGCCAGGGGAACTTTTGAAAAAACTTTCTTTTTCCATGAATCCCATTCACCAAACTCCGTAGAGGACAGGGTAATCTTTTGTCCAGCCAATACCCTAGTATCGACCAAAATGCCCACCATTTCAGTTGTTCCGTTTCCGTTAAATACTTCGTATTCATTTGTCATAGTCATTGCTTCGACAATAAGCGGCGTTATTTGATCCTCAAACATCGGCAGTGTCACGGCTGTTGTCAACATGGAAGTTGCTACCCTGCACTCCAAAACGAGGTAGTCGAAGCTGACATAGGTGTTCATCTGAATCTTTTGACGCGCAGACACTGTACCTTCGGTAGTTCTTACCGCTATCGGTTTTAGGGACAAAATAGGATAACGAACACCACCTGGAATATTAGTTGGACGGCAACGAGAATAAATTTGACCACGAACCTTCATCTGTTTAATGACGTTGTTCATGATGGTTGTGGGAATAACTGCCGCGGCATCTGCTACAGTGGTAAATGCGTCATCCCTATACTCCTGCGCAATAGGTGTGCCACGTAAAAAGTGATTCATGAAAGCTTTTCGGTATTCCATGGTATCATATTTGTCTTCTAGTTCTCCTGCATCACCCCCGCGTTGCTCCGGTTGGCCGCCACCAACTCCGTATGTGTCGATAATTCTTGTAGATCCGACTGGTGTGCTGCGTTGTTCGCCGCCTGGTGCAGGTGCACCCAGCACGCCAGCTGTTCCAGGTTTGGGCTCGCCTCTGAATTCGCCTTCGGGTGGTGCTCCGGTGCTAGGTGCAGTATCGTCAGGCATTGCGTCGGCCATACTGCGGAGCTCGGCAATATTTACGTCTAGCATTTCGACCATAGAGCTGATGCTTCTTACTTCAGTAATATCTTCACTTGCTAATCCCTTTGCCTTTAAGGCGGCTCTCTCCTCTGACTTCTTTGCGATTAACGCTAGCAGTTGTTTCTTGTTCATTTATTTCACCATGCCCTTTCGTTTCTTAAAATTTTTCAAGTTTAAATTTAAGGAGTTCCATTTCATGCCCGCTTGAGTTATCCAACTTTTTTGACCGGGCATTCTCCAATGCCGCTTTATCCACACTATCCAGTGCTTCGTCACGGGCCATTATGTTAGTGTCCTCGTATTGTGGACACCATAACGCTGATACCTCGTAGATCTTTTTAAACCTTTTAATCTCCCTTGTCGGTAGATTGGTGTCGAGATTGAGCCAATTCTCCTCTTTAACTGAGAAGGAAAAGCTCATCCCTGTTACGTCCTGCCTTTTTGTAGCAGAATACAAAGCTTTGGCTTCGGCGTTGTTCTCTATATCTAGCTTGGCTCTGAAACTTAAGCCCTTATCGTCTACAATGAGTTGCATTGTTGAGTTTAAGTTGTTGTTCCTGCTCCTTGCCAGTGGAATAGCTCTGCCATTATGGTGAATAAAGAAAGGTACGTCCTTTAAGTCCGCACCGTCAAGGGCCCCACGTTTAATAACTTCAATAAACCAGTTCCCTACGTTGGTTTCAACTTCGTAAGGTATCGCAAATCCTTCGATAATTGCTCCCGGCTCTTCCGGTGTCGGGTCTACTGCCCTTAATTCCTGCACCTCAAAATATCTGTTGAGTTTGTCGTCCCTTTGTTCTGGTTTTTCTTTGCTCATTTTTTCCCTAGTCCTCCTTTGTTTGAATTAAAAAACGCCCCTTCTACGGATGCCTCTACTGATTACCTGTGCCCCCTTGCGGAGCACCGGCTTTCTTCATTTGATACTCGTTAATGAGCGACTTATCCACGTAGTTCAGAGACTGTGTGATGCGCTCTCCACCTTCAATTGGACTATAGCCTAAGATTTGTAATTTCTGATTATCTGATAGCAACCCTTGTTCGCCTGCAGTCTTTAATAGTTCTAGCTTCGACTTCGTGCTTAGATACATCATGTCTCTTTGGTAAAAAACGATCTCATTCCCAGTCTGTAATTCCCTTTCAGTAAATAAGGTTTTAGAAAAAGCTTGACTTAGGCCAATAAGGATAGGCTCCAACGTCTTTTCGTAAAATGCAGAGTACTGCTCATCCTTAAAATCCCCACTTAAGATCGGCAATGATACACCAAAGTGATCGAGGACCTTACTCTTCATGAACTCCATCGTATCCTTGTCGATAAGCTTAGGGTCAACAGCAATAGGGATGTAATCGCCCTTTAAGTCCAAGGGTAAAATACCGGTTGTCCCACTAGAAATTGCACTTTCAAATCTTGTTCGTTCTGCTTTCTGCTTATCATCATCAAGCATGGTGGCAATTTTAAGGATACCGCGGACTGATAGACTCGTTTTAACCGCCTTACCTAAGCCTTGTAGTACCGTGTCGTTGATCTCCAACACCTTGAGCAGCGCTGCGTTATCCGGTTGCCCATTTCTTCCGCCACCCATGATCGAGTTAACGGAGAATTTTTTCCGAAGGTGGATCACATCTGAGTAGGCCAGTGTAAAGTTATCACCGCTTTCGAAATGCAGACCCACGAATAGCTTTCCGGTTGAGTCTTGGAGAAAGTCGACTCGCTTCGGATCTAGAGGGTAGAACGCGGTGTAAATTATATAGGGATTACCCTGCTCATCGTATTTCGTTTCATAGACGGGGTAGATGAAGGCGTTGCAGTTAAGCTCTAGTAGCCAGATTATCTTTTCGAGGAAATCCTTGGTTGTCATGAGTTCGTTTGGGGCAAATTTAAACAGCCTATTTAGGCTGCTATTGACCGTTGTTTGCATTCCGTTTTTGTCGGTTCGGATGTGTCGAGGCATGAGTTTACTTATCTCGGTTGCGATCACATCAACGCAGTTTTGGACAACATCTGAGGCGTAAATGTTTTGGCCAAACTGCGAGAAGATTGCTAGGTTACCGTCAAGGAATTTAGCGTATTGCATTTGTCTTCTTTTTTCCTTTGATGCGAACATACCTTTTACGAAGTCTGAGAATCCCAATTAATTACCACCACCGTTCGGCTTTTGATTTATGCAGATCTCTTTACAAGCTCAAGAAACTCAGTTCTGTTGTCAATGTAAACCTTATAGGCAATTATCATGGTCACTGCTCCGTCAATCTTGCTTTCGTCCTTGCCCTGAACTTTTATTGGCATGATCTCTGCTTTTGAATTCATATTCATGCCTGTGTTCTCAAGGCACATTTTATCTATTGGGTCATCGTTGTAATTTATCAGGTTGCTTTTTAAATCAGCCTCGACAAGAGTCATTGGTTGCGACATGCTCCCAAATTCTTGAGGCACGCGCTGACAATCGAAACCATAACCCTCCATTTCCTTGACCCAATAAATTGCTGACCATTTGTCATAGCCGATCTTAAAAAATTTCACTCCATATTCCTTGTAGAGTTTTACGAACCATGCTGTAACATGCCTAAAATCATTTTCATTTCCATCTGATATGACAACTCGATCTTCCCTTACCCATTGCTCATATTTTTTGCGATCTTCTTCTGACATATTTTCCAATTTCGACTGCGGAATAAAGTATTTCTGTAGCATGTATTTTTTACTACTACCCGGTTTCATTAGCAATGCCCTTGCACTAGCTAAGTCACCGGTCTTGGATAAGTCTACCGCTCCAATAGCGAAACAGTTTCTAAAATCTTCGATGTCGAATGTTTCAAGATTACTAATGTCATCAGGGGTAAGCCACGCTTGCGCGTTATTCTGCTTTAGATTGAAATCTTTTGATAAAACAAAGACGCGCATCTTCTTGCTGGTCTGAGCTTCAGCAATCATCTTGCGGAGAAAACTCCACTTTTTGATCACCCCACCCCCAGGGTTACTCTTTGGCCAAGACTCTTCTCCCTGCCAAACTTCTGTTTCGCTATCCTGGGTGTAAAGCCATATCAGCCATCGTGGTCTTTCGAGTTCACCAGCAAGGACTTGACGGGCTTCCTTTAGTCGTTCGTCAAGATACCCATCGTTAACAACGCCTTCCGTTGTAAGCTCGTAATACAGCGGATCATCTTGGGTGGATACCGCTTGCCTAATTGGCATTGTCGATGTATTATCTTTTAACTCATGGACCTCATCGACAGCACCTACTTTAATATTTTTACCCTCTTTAGCTCCTGTCTTAGCAGATATCTTTTTAATCTGCCCCTTGTTTTTGTAGCTGAACTTACCTGTTTTCTTTGGTTTTTTTGGATTTCCAAAGAAGATCCCTTTAACATTACTCCTGGTAACATTCGAGAGAGATTTGCTTTCTTCTCTCATCGAATTAATTGCCTGGAACATCAAATCTGCTTGCTCATAATCATTGCTTGAGCATAATATTCTCGTACCCATTTCCCCACAAAAAAACTCAGCAAGACAAAGTGCTGAGATTAGCGGTGTTTTCCCATTTTTTCTGGCCACAAGGAATAATACATCTTGGTATAGGCGGATGAATCTACCTATCTCTTCATCGAAAATTTTAAAGGCGTATATCGCCTCAATAAATGCCTTTTGGAAGAGCATAAGTATGAAAGGTTTCCCTGCAAAAGGGGCCTCGAAGTGCTTGCATTTCGTTTCGATGAACTTGATCCGCTTGTGTGCGTCCTCGAATTCCACTTTGATACCCGGATCTTCGAAGTGACTGAGCAGTATATCCAGCATCTGCATTAGCTCGTGGCCGATTACTATTTCCCCGCTTTTGCATTTGCCAATGTATTCTAGGAGAGACGAGTGGGTGCCATTTACGGTGTCGCTGAGTGCATTGAACATACTTAACTACTTTTTAAGACTAACGCTTTATCGATTAATAACTCAATTAACGATTGTATTTGTTTAGATAAGGCAACCTGTCCGTCCGGATTACTTGGTCTTATGTCCTCCTGAGCTTCTTCAAGTCGCTCTATTTGTTTTTCTAAAACTTCTTTGTAATTCAATTTATACTCTCCTCTCTACTCAAACTCATCTAGCCCATCATCTTCCTCGATAATATTCTTCATCAGCACACCGTTCAGTGTTTTTATGACCACGGCATAGCTGTTTATATTCTTGAGATACTGCTTAGCCGTCTCGATCGGCTTCTGGATCCCTGGATGCTGAGGATGGATCTTGACCATACCGGTCTCGGAAATCTGTTGTTTCAGGATGAAGTTTTCAGCCTTCAGGAATGCAGCATCCTCGATAAGCCCCTCGACGAGTTTCCTTCGGGATTCTTCGACATCCTTGAATACCTCGGTCAATTTCGCCAGTTCTTTTTGGTACTCTTGGCTTTTCGGCATGAAACGGAATACCTCCTGAGGTTTTCAAAATTCTTGGTATGTATGCAAATGTGG